AATATCTGCTGCGCTTGGTGGCATAGGGTGACCTGCATATTCGTGTCCTGCGGAGTGCTTCATTCTTAAAGCATTCGTTACTGCGTGAGCATTCAACCAGATACTTACATCGTGTTGCTTTGCCCAATTTCTAAAGTGGGTACTAACTTCGTAATCATATTCGTGACCGCCAAGTGTTTTGAACATCTCTTTGTCCTTTACCAAAGAATTGTAAGGGTCAATTAAGAAACCATCAAAGCCCTCTTCGTGGTAGATGTCTGTAGCCTCCTCAATTAAATCTTTGTAGGTGTACATCTTCTTATCACTATCAATGATAATGAAGTAGCGTTGTACTAAATCAAGAGCCATCTGGAACTCGTCTTCATCTATTTTGTTGATGGGTTTACCCAAGAAGAACTCGGATAGTTTCTTTGCGAGAGATACAGGTGTGTTCTCGGAACTAAATACAAGCCACTTAACATCATTGACAATCGTTTGAAGTAGCATTAAATATAACATCACGGATGTCTTACCAACATTTGCGTGACCTAATACAACATTGAAGTTGCCTCGTTTGAATCTCAAGTGTTCATCAAGATTCCATTGACCGAACTTTAGCCCTTCCTTGACTTTACCCATTCGGACATCGTCAAGTTTACCAAAGACATCGGCATAAGATATTTTAGACATAGTGTGTTTTAGGTGTTAAAAAGGGAGAGCAAATGCTCTCCCCTAATGATTCTTCTTTAGAATGGTAAGCCGTCCTGTCCTACAGGAGCTTCCTCTCTTCCTTGAAAGTGTTGCTGATGAGTTGAAGCGGCTTGGGCTGCGCCTTTCTTCATTACCCAATCAGCAAAGAGTTGAGCATTCGCAATAACTACTTGCGGAGTTCCACCAATCTCGGCTGCTGCCTTGAGAGCCGTTTGGCGAATGATTGATTCGTCTTTAGAGGTATGTGTACCACTTGGAGCAGATGTGCCGTTAGAAGGGGCTACATTAGCGTATTGTGGGTTAACAGGCTTTACCGTGTAGTAGGTCTTGCCGTTGTACTCTCTTGGGATGTAATCGTAAGTAGCCTCTTGTCCTACCAAGAACTTGTTCTGGTCGGCAGACTTGGAGTTATACTTACCATTATCTCCATTTTCAAATGTTACATAGAACCCATAAAGTGTTCCATACTGACCGTTGTACGGCTCTCCTGCGGACTTGATGTCCTTTACAATAGATGTTTTTGTCATCGTTATTTAATTTAGTTAATAGTTCAAAGTTAATAAAAATGTTTATACTCGCAAGGTTGCACCCTTTAATCTAACCTCAACTTCACAATAATTCTTTTCAACGCTTGGGTCAAAAGTGATAGTGAGCTTGTGGTAGTGTTTAGGATTATCGTCTGCAATCCATTCGTTAGCAACGAGAGTATCAGCAGTAAATTTTGAAACAAGTACAAGGTTGTCCACATCGGCACGAGTATTGTACCTAATATGGATAGACATACTCTCTGCAAAATGGTGGTCATAACGAGCCAATTCTGCTTCAACGATTTTTTTATATTCATCTTTTGTTTTTTTTCTAAATGTCCAATGCTTACCTGCGTAAAGTGCGTTAAGACTTATCGTCTTCGGTAGCGTGAGGGAGAGCGTTAATTCGTTCATATTCCAATTCTTTTTCTAAATGGTGAATAGCCTTTAAGATGTCCTGTGCTTTAGGATTGTCTTCTTTCTTACCTGCTCGTAGCAAGTAGGCGATAGCTACACCAATGTTGTAAGAGTCTCTTGCAAAGTCCATACATACATCAAAAGCCTCAATGCCTTTGTACTTACCTAAATAGTAACTTGGTATCAACCTCTGGCTTGTGGTACTTGGAGAGGGCTTCTCCATTGAATCGTTTGTAGAGTCTTCTGTCATCGGGAAATCCGAAGTGTAAGTAGAAGTGGTCTTGTATTGTGAGTTCGTTGATTTCATATTCTTCTGGGTATTCAGTTTGCTTAATTTTGACTACTGTCTTCATTCTCTTTGAATGCTTTAAATAAATCCATTGCCATTGTTCCCGATATGCCTTTAGTGGCATAGTCTCTAATGATGAACTCCTTTAGGAGTCTCACCTCATTGTATAAAGCCTCAACACGAGCTTTAGTGTATTCTTTGTCTTCCATAGTTGTTTTGATTTGATACGAATGTACACAAAATTATTTACACACAACATAAAGAGCAAAAAAAAAGAGGCGAATGCCTCTATATATAAATATATCTATATCTCTATATATATAATAAGAGACCTATAGGTCTCTATATATTACTATATATTATAACTACTATATATAATATCTCTATATATAATATATATATAAAAAAAAAGAAAGGTGGGATAACCCACCAAACTTAAACACCAAAAGTTATCAACGATTATTTAACATTACCTCTCTTGTCAAGAGAGCGTACTGCGAAGTATCCACCTACAACTGTTACACTTAACATATTCCACAAACTTATCCAAGCAGGGTCTACCTTTAGGTAGCCCAACCCATCAAAGAAGGTGGTAATTACCAGAAAGCTAATCACTACAATCAAGGTTAGTGGTCTTACATTCTTGCTTAACCAAGAGTCCGATGTCATATCGGATTTCCACCTACTACTAATCTCAGACTCAATAGAAGCCTTTAGAGCGGCTTTCTCCTCTGGAGTGGATACATACTTGTCTACGACATTAGAAACGGCTTCTATCGTCTCCTGTGCGCTTTTTCCGAGTAGTTTTTTTATTAGTGGGTTCATTACAATTCTTTTTACAAGTACATTCCTTTGGTTCTAATTCGCACCATCTACGAACCACAAGCCTCACAATCTGGGTTGTCAATAGAACAAGCCTTGTCGTTAGCAGTATCGTTGGTTAAATCGTTTACAAAGTCCTCAAAGTCGTTTGAGAATCCAAAGTCTGTGTCGTTCATTTATTTCTCTTTATTCATTAAATACCATCGTTGAGCAGTGTACCCAATGGAAGCTATGAGCAAGGTAATTTTTAGGGTTGCCTCTATGTTGGCGAAAGATAAAGCCATTGTTGAGGTATTCATTAGAAATACTTTTATATCTGTAGCATCCATTTTCATAATTGTTTGTAGCGTGTCTTGCCTCCATCCCTGTAAGCAACTAAAACCTCGCCTCTATTTCTGCCTTTTGTATATGAGCAATGAACCCAAGCAGGATTCATCTCATTACCGAACTCCCATATAAGTTGGTCAAAGTCAGTATGTTCTTTAAGATAACCAAAGATTGCAGCGTTTGTGAGATTTCCGTAAACATCTGCATCCAAGTCTATTGCCTCCCCCTTACAATGTTGAGAGGTACTGCTACCACCAATAATCCTGTTAAGAGAAGCACTACGATAGCCAGAAGTAACCGCAATAGGTACTCCAAAGTAATCACGAAGAGGCTGAAAGATATTCTCTGCAAGAGCTTTAAGATTCTCCATATGCTCAATAGTCGGCTCATTAGAGATGCCTTTCTTGATTGCAGTTGCTGATTTTATCAGCTCTTTTAACGATAGATTTTTGGATAGTTGCATTAGTCTTCATCTGTCAAATAAACACTTCCTACACCTTGCGCTCTTACAGAACCATCACAACAGTCTATAGAGTAGGTTGAGGTCTCCCAACACAAACAACCTCTACGGCCTCCTTTAGGGGAGGTGCGAGAGGGTATGTAGTTCTTGTCATTCATATCTTAATCTTTATGCCTAATGTTATGTGGCTCATATTATAGCTTGTTTGGTATAAGTACAAATAAGTAAATAGCCTCTTGTATATCTGTTGGTTATAACCTCCGTACACTACCCATCCCTTGTTTGATATGCCGCCTCCTGCGGCTAAACCTCTTTCGTACCCTACAAGTCCATATATCTCACCATCCATATTAGGCATCCTTTCTGCCCTACTCATTACTACTGCATCAAGCGTTAATCCTTTGTAATTCATTCCGTATCCAAAGGAGTTGTAGTGAAAACAAGCACCTCCATAAACATTAAAAACTACTTGTTCACCACCACATACTGGTTTTGGTTTGTAGTAAGGATTACAATACGATTGCCCAATCAACGCGAATGGCATCAATAAGGCAATCAATAGTTTCATATTAACTGGTTGTCATTTTTCATTTTACAATGCAAATCAATAACCAAACAATCGTTGCGAAAAAGTTGCAAATCAATGTTTGTTCTTTGCTAATTTTTAATTTCACTGGGTAGCCTAACTTAAAACCCTTGTATTGAAATAATCCAACACCATTATGGCAACTGAACCATTCCTTTTTTCCTCTAAACCAACGGTTGGGCTTGTCAATTAAATCGGGCAAATTAGCCATCACCCAACCAATAGCCCCTAATAAGAACACGCCACCCCAATAAGCCCCTAACAAATAGGCAGCAAACAACAACCCCTCAATGATTACTGAACGATTGGTGTTGCCAATAGATGATTCCCCTATGTAATCAACCACAAAATGTGATGCAAAGGCAACGACCGCACCCAATGGATTAGGCATCGCTATCATTATTGCACCGCCAATAGCACCGTGAAAACTACTATACATTTTCTTCTACTTCTTCGGGTGGGTTGCAGTATTCCGCTTCGGGGTTCGCCTCACAATACGCTTTAGCGTACTCTGCCGCGTGCTTTGGCCCGAAGGTGTGTATACCTACTGGCTCAACCCATAGTAAAGCATTAGCCCAAACCTTTGAGGAATTAGGCTCGTTTTTCCATAATACATCTACACTATATATTGAACTCACGACCTCGCAAACGGGGTTCCCTTCTTCGTCTGTTCCCCAAGTTTCGCAAAGGTTTCCAAGCTCCACAACGGCAGTAACGCTATCGTTGTAGTATTCGTTTCCTTCTTCGTCCGTTGTGCTTATTTCAGCTTTTGCAGACTGCCATAAGGCTGGGGTTGTAAACCCATATTTTCTAAATGTTTCCATATTATAAAGTTGTAAGGGTTATACATTCCGCGTCCGTTAGTGCCGTTGGAAAGAATAAGATTTGCTTAATCTTTAACACGCCACCATTGCCGTCGGCATTAAAGCGGAATTGTCTTATATCGCTCCAAGCAGTACCGCTACCTCCTGCACCTTTTACGCCGTTAAGAAACTCAACCCCACTAGATAAAGAGTCTAATCGCCAAGCGGCTTTGGTGTTTTCACCTATTGTGAAATTTTGAGATGTTCCCCAATCGGAAGCAAAGCCTACTCCATAATTGTATATATACGCACGGCCTAAATTTCCACTACCCCTTAACCTCATTACATCGTTATTTTCGCCCGTGTTTGGCTTTTCAAACTCAATGAATAAAGTACCTTCGGTAAGCCCCGAAGTAAGGGTTTGTATATTTTGGTTTATAAAGTCTTTTGACCTCGTAGCACTAACCCCCATACAAGGTATGTAACTTGTTGGGTAGCTTGCGTTATGTTCGTATTGTGCGCCATAAATATAAATAGCCTCTGTGCCGTCCCCTACATATGTAGAATTTCCACTTACGGCACTCATTACTTGTAACCTACCCGAACCAAAGGCCGCCGAAGTGTCAAAGATTGCGCATCTATACCAACCGTTGCCATAATCTTCAACCGTTGCCGTACACCCGTTTTCACTTATAACCGAACCATCGTCTAAGTTAAAATAGGCATCGCTTGCGCCCCCACTTAAACGAACCCTCGCTTGGCTTCTTGTTCCTTTTTTTAAGAATACCGAAGCCATCATATCTTCACCCGTTGCGTGGGTTATAACTGCACTTTGTAAATAGTGCGCCCCGTTTGTTGCGTCATCTACTAACGCCGCCGCGTTTGTAACGCCTTCGGGTGATATTGCGGCATTGTCGGTTGCTGAAGAATTTAATGTAAGCCAGCTTCCGAAATACTCGCTTTGGTCTATCAAATTCGTCCTAGCTGGCTCAAGCAACAAAGCTGGACAAGTCGCACCCCCCGAATAGTCAAGGCGTGGTAGGTTGTCGGTAATACCAGCATAAACGGCGGCAGTAGTTGTTTCTATGTAGTCTCTTGCTACAAGTCCCTGCTCTAATTGCGCTGCGTAAATAAGGATGTCAAGAGTATCATCGGTATTAAGACCGCCTCTTGCTCCTATAAAAGAATTATTGTTAGAGGTGCAGTTGTGGAATGTTGTAAATCGCTGCCACGATGTTGTAGCAGTTGCAAGTTTATAACCATTCAAAGAATTACCAAAGGCGAAATCTTGAGATGCCCCCGTATTACTCTTAACATAATACGAGAACGAAAAAACACCCGTTAAACTACCTCCTTGATATATCAAACTTTGGTCGGTTGTTAAACTTCCTCCGTTCAAATCACATTGCAAACGCCAAGCGTTAGAGCCTCCATCGGGGTCGTTAAACCCACTTGTAACACTTGCGGCTGTACCCGAACCTGCACCGAGTTTAACCCAAGCTGCATTACTAAAAGTATTGGAATAGGTCAGCAGGTTTTGAGTCTCCTTCTCAATAAGTCCCGCACTATTCACACGGGTTGCGGTGTCCGTCCCTCTAGTAAAGGTGAAGTCGCCCGTGCCGTCCGTTGGTTTGATGGAGTACAATTTACTTTCCTTCACTCCCGAAGGTATCATAACTAGGGAAGCTGAATCATATAGACTCGCCATAATTTATTGTTTTAATTCATTTATATCACTCATCCGCTTGAGGCATTCTTCGTATTGCCTTACTAACACATTCAAAAGCCTCTAACTCTCCACCATCAGCTAATACTCTCTGCTGATACGCAGCAGGAGCAAGAATATAGAACATTGCACTACCCCATCCGATTGTATTAGTGAAAGCATCTCCGCTACCCCACCAAGTTGAGCCATATATTGACCCGTATCCTTTTTCGTCAGTTGCCATTGTTCTCTAATTTTTTAATCAGCTTTTGCAGCTTCTTTAAGTTAACCTCCTTGACCTTGTAGCGTTTATAGTTGCCATCCGTTGAAGACCGCATCTTTGTCTGGGTAGATGTCATCATTATTGTTTGTATAGTATTCAGGATATGTAGACTGATTGAAAGACATAAAGTCAATAAACCTACGAGTGTAGTGTTCAGCAATATCTCTATGCTTGTTCGTTAAGAAGTCTACCTCGTCTTTCTCCATAGCTATACTGTTCTCTGCCGTGTGCTTGTAAGCACCACCATTGCCAATAGTATAAGCTGCGTGAGGTAGGTATTCTACCATAGCCCAATGAATCAACATAGGCTGAATATAGTCATCTAACAAAGTCTCGTAAGCAGGAGTCAATGTAGCATTGATTATGTCATTGCGTAACTTATCGTAGAGCTTTGTGCCAAGATAGTTCTGCAAATGGATTTCTTGAGAAATCTCTATGAATTGAAGAAACTTGTCCGAATCAATGTTGCCAGACAATACGCTATTGCGTACTAAATCGTCTCTCTTTATGAATAATACTTTTTGTCCCATTATCCTTTATTGTTAGGGTGTCTACCTTGTCTCGGCATATCAATAGGAGCTTTAGCCACCTCTTTAGGGTTCTTTGGCATCTTAAATCCTTCTCTTACCGCTTGGTTTACATTCACAAACTTTGTCCCCTGTAGGGCGTTACCACCCCATTCAGTTCCATCTTTCTTTAACTTCTTCTTGTAGATTCTACGCTCCCATCTATGGTAGCAGTTTACACCACCCTTGTACTTAAATAGTGAGTAGTTTCTACCCTTGTGTCCAAATGATTTGTTCACACCTCTTGCACTCATCTGTCCAATGTCTTCCTTACGGTATAACATCTTTTTAGACATCATAGTCTTACAGAAAGTTCTGCTTTGACCCATAGGTGTCTTTGAAGTGCCTTTAGAGTACCTGTAACGCACTTTATAGAGTTCGGTGTCTTGGTTGCTATCTTGAGTAGCAGAAAGGCTTACAAGCCCGTTTAAATAGCTTTCAACATCAAAGTCTTCTGGCTCTTCATCTCCTACTTCTTCTGCATCAATGAGTTCATAGCCCTCTGGCTCTTCCTCACCCAAGTCAGCCAATGCATCTAACATCTCGTGGGCTAACTCGTCATCAAGAAAAGGGCGGCTATCGTCCCCCAACTCTACTTTGCTCAATTCTTCTTTTGTCTCCTCTGTAATGTCCCCTTGCAACTCCAAAGGTTGTAGTGTCTTGAAGTAGACATTGAGTGAAGCACCATTCACCGCAAGGATGTCATCAATAGCATCTAATATCAACTCTTGGATAGGTCTAACAACCGTGTTGTGGAATAGCAAACTTGCCGTCTTCAACTCGTCAGCATTGTTACCCAATCCTGTATTGTCCTTAATACCCATCAACATAGGTGAAGTAACCCTATGGGCTACCATCAGCTTACGCATACTCTCGTCTGCCAAGAATTGGTACTGCTCACTTGCATCACTTAATTGTACTGGCTCAATAGAGGCAGCCATCTCCTTGTTGTCGTTAAACGCCAAGATAAACTTACCAGAGTTAGATGAACCACTAAACTTCTGTATGATTCGTCTCTCTATAAGCTCACGCTCCTCTTCAGTAGGCACACCATTGTTGAAGTTAATCAACATACTTGGTGAGAGTCCGTTCTTAATGTTATTGATGTGGTAGTTAGCTACCTCCTCTTCCAACTCTGCATAAGGTAAACCACCTTGATAGTCTACAGGTGAGTAGTAGTAAAATCCACTACGATAAGGCTTGATGCAATAAATCTCTAAACCCTCACCCTTCTCTCCGTAACCAAAAGCAGGTATTCTAATAGGCTCAAAACCTTTCTTGCGAATCTTTGTCCAATCTTTAGAGTAGTAGTATCCTGTAACCTCACCATCGTCATTCATCTTCTCCATACGGAGAGTCTCAATAGGCATATGCTCTACTTGGACAATCTTTGTTTTGTCCTTGTTGTAGATAACCTGCATAGCCGCTTGACCCATAGCCTTTAAATCAAAGGTTATCTTACGCATACAAGTACGAGAGAAGAGACTCTTCATCATAGCGTACTCATCAGGCTTTCGTGATGCATCAGTAGCATACAAACCCTTTCCGTAGATAAGCTCGGTCATACCATTTATAATGGCATTGTTGGTAGCACTCCCATTGTACCTGTCTATAAGAAATTGGAAGTAGTTGTTATCCTCACCATAGGCTACCCATTGCTTACGATTGTCTTCTACAACCGCAGGGGTAGTATGCGATGCGAGGTTTACGATGCGTATATTGCTCATCGGTAAATGTATTGATTATCATTATCAGTATCCTCGTAGTAGGTGAACTCACCACTATTGACACTGAACTTCTCAAGGTTAGTCTGATTAGTACAATAGACCTTACCTCTGTATATCTCGTTTGTTCCTGTAATTCTTATTGTGTAGTACCTACCCTCTACGAATGTATAAGTAGGTGTTATATGGAGGTAGTTCGCCTCCTTCGTAGCCGTTAAAGACTCCGTAGCAGATACATTTGTCTCCTCATCAGTAATAACTACCGACACGCTTAAATCAAACGCTCTGGGAACAAAGTATATCTTCTTGTCTGTTGTAGTTACTATATGCATATTAAGTTAACCACAAGAGAGGTAAAGTGTTATCAAAAAGAAAGGGTAGCCCGAAGACTACCCTAACCAAAACACCTATTATCCGCACCAAGTGCAGAACAAATATACTACTTTATTATGAAAGTACAATAGTATCAGTTGCAGAACTCATTCCTGCAAATGGGTTACCATCTGTTGCTCCGTTAATGAAGTTTGCAGCAGTACGCTCCATAGCGTTGAAGGTAAGAGTGTAACCACTCATATCTCCCATAGCAGCACCAGAGGCAATAGTACCACCTGTTACATCTGCTCCGTGTTCACGACCTACCAAGTAAGCGTTACCATTGTAGTCCTCTACAACGATGTGAGGTCTTCCGTAAGCCATTAACTTCAACTCGTTGTTATCTTCCTTGCTCAATTGAGGCAAAGTAAGGTTAACCGCTTGGTCAAAGAATACTGTTCCGTTCTCACGAGAAGCGTTGATTGTCTGCTCTACGCTTGAAGCACCCTTCAATTCGTATTTGTAGGCAGAGAATGTGCCGTCCATATCTGTTACCTCATCCGAAGACAAAGTAATGCCACCCAAGTCACCAAAGTCTACGAAGTAAACCGCACGGATACCACCGACAGACTCTCTACAAGGTAAAGCACGACCTTTTGTTAAATCACAAGCCATAATTTCTTTTATTTTTTTTTATAAAAAAGGGCAGACAAGCATATGCCTACCTGCCCCTTTAATTATTAACTAAACTACTTCTTATGTGTAGTAAACGATGTCAGCACCAATTCCGTGTTGTACACCCGCAGTAAAGCGCATAACTACACGAACATTTTGTGAACCATCAAGGTCAGCCATATCAATTAGCTTCACCTCGTTGTGGTCAGCCAACAAACCAGTACCGAAGAACAAGTTTGATTTCTGTGCTGCTACCATATCGTTGTCTGGCATACCAGAACATACAAACAATTTAACACCATCAAATGCAAGGTCACCACCATTGAACCAAGTAGTACCAGCGTTGTTTACACCATTAGCACCAAGTCCGTTAGCACCGAATCCACCTAATGCACGAACATAAGCACGAGCGATAGATTGAGATACATAGATGTAAAGGTCTTCTTTTCCGTAAACTGAAGTAGGGATAGCATCAACTACTTTACCTAACTCTTCAATTACATTAGCAGCAGTAACTGTAGTACCTACTACATCAATTACAGTTGCATCAGCAGCTAACAAAGCAGTGAAGCCGTCAAACTCACCAGCAGTTGCCGCAGCACCTTGCCAGATATTCTCTTCAGTCTTCTGTGCTACTTTAGCAGCGATGTGACCGATTAAGAAATCAGCGAATGAAGGAGGCAAAGAATCAAATGCAGAGTAACCCATTTGAACTGCTTCCCAATCGTTGTGGAAATCTTTCTTACAAAGCTCAAGGTTCACTTGGAACTCTTCAGGTTGTAAGACACGCTCTGCAAGAGTAACTGTGCTTTGGTCAGCGAAGTCACACGCAGCGTCTTTAACCAATGCGTTAGTAGAAAGAGTTTTCATTACCTCTTTGTACTTAACATTTGGTTTTACAGTAATACCGCCACCTTCAATAGTGTCGGCTGATAACAATGCGGCAGAGATGTATTTTCCTGCAAACTCTCCAGCATATGTAGTTGTGATTGATGTAGCCATCTTTCTATTTATTTAATTATTGATTGTTGTTATTGTTTAAATTGATTTCATTGCTGAAACAATACTCTCTCTTGCTTTTGTTGCATTTTTAATAGTCTTTTCAGACTTATCAATCATTGCTTTTGAAGATTTATAAGCAGGTGCTTCATTAGGTTTAATATCCAATGCCGCAAGTGCTTTAACATACTGTTCAAGAACACCCGTTGCTTCATTTTTAGCAGATGCTGCATCAGCAATAACTTTTCCGTAAGCAAGAACTGCCTTGTAAATACCATCAGCACTGCCCAATCTATCCGAAGCGGCTTTTAGTTTTTTTAATGCAGCAGCAATTTTAGCACCAGAGGCAAGTTCTACCTTCTGCTCTTCGCTCAACTCAACTTCTTGAGTGTTCTCAACTTGTTTAGCAGATAACTCTGCCCAAATAGATTCTACTTTCTTCATTATCCGAGTTTGTTAAAGATTCTTGATAGTGTGTCTCCCTTTGCTCCTTTAGAGAATTGATGCATATCTACAGGCTTCGTGTCTGGAGAGTGCTTGATAGGCTTGGCAGCAGGTTCGTCAGTAGACATCTCTACTTCCTCTTCCTTCACTTCTTCCTTAACCTCTTCAGCCATCTCTTCTTCTTTAGGGGACATCATTGCTTTGATTTCTTCAATCATAGCCTTCATCTCTTCTACTGCGGCAGATAACTCTTCTTTAGTAGCGTAGCTCATCTCCTCTTTAGGCTCTTCTTCAGCTTGTTCTACTTCTTCAACTACTTCTTCAGTTGCAGGTGCTTCTTCAGCCTCTGGCTCTCCTGCCTCATTAACTTCAGCAATGATACCTTCTTCAGCTACCACAAGGATGCGACCATCTTCCAAAGTGTACTCACCTACAGGTAGAGCAATCTTCTCGTCTTCTTCAGTTACGATGAAGACCTCTTGGTTGGCTTCAAATGCTTCGGCTTCAATAGTAGTGCCGTTCTCTAACTTCATAGACTCTAACTTAACCTCGTCTTGTAGGTTAAGGAGTTCCATAATCTTGCTTAATGTTTCTTGTGATTTCATTATATAATGTAAGTTGATTACAAGTCTTGTATCAAGTTAACTACACAATGTTGTAGATGTTAGATTTTTATGTAAGTTTGGAGAAACCGAAACACTTTATTATGTCTGTTATTCACTTCTTACAACCAGAATTAACTGGTAATTCTTTTATTATAGCAAAGACTTCTTGCGGTAGAGATGTAGACTCTGTTGGAGACTTTGATACAAGGTTAAAATATGTTACTTGCAAACATTGTATAAAAAAATCTATAAAAGAAAAGGAGGGCTAACCCTCCTTTTTTTATTTTAACCTTTTAACAAAAGCATTCAACTCTTTTATGCTTTCTCTATGGTCTTGTTCCTTTTTTTGTAGGAATGAAAGTGTAGACAAAGCGTCATCAAATTGAGGTGGGGTTTCAATTCTTACACCCAAGTCACTTTCTGCTTGGCGAATTTTTTTAAGACCCTCGTCATACTCTGCTTCAAGTTTTTGCAGTTTATTCATAAACTCTTTGAAGTAAGGCATTGCATCATCTCCAGACTGAAGTTCACTAATAGCCTTCTCTACCCTACGCAATGGAACATACATCTCATCAAGGACATCATTCATTTTAGAATTAGCCTCCGATGCTTCTAACGACATTTTTGATAAAGTATCGCCAATAGCCAACTCTACCTTTTTATCTTTACCCAACTCCACCTTCTGTGTAGAGAGCTTTGCGAATACCGCCTTTTCAGTTTTGCCTTGTTTCATTATAGTGAGTTTACGAGTGATAATGCTTTCTGTACTGCCTTGATTTGAGAAGATAGATTACCTCGCTCCTTAATCATCATTTCAGTCTCGTCATACCATTTCATTTGAGATGGGTCAAAACCTAAATCTCTTGATTCTCTTACTATCTCGTTAAATACAGATTCAAGATTTGCTGAATCCGAAAGATTCTCCTTGTAAAGTTGCTCAAGTTTAGACAATGAGTCATAGGCATCACGAGCAAAGTTCTTTGGCTCACCTTTAACCATTGCTTGTCGCAATCGGTTTAATTCATCAATCTTGCTCAAGTTAATCTCTTGAGGTTGTTTCTCTTCGGCTAATTTAGCCATCACCTTATTTAGCGATATTCTTTTCATATCAAGTTAACTATATGTGTTTGTTATTGTTAGTTTTTTTCAATCTGCTTGAGTTTGCTCTCTGCCCATCTCTTGGCACTCTTGCCACCCCATAGTAGATAGCTAATATATCCGCAAGAACTTGTGTCACCCTCTTCATAGTATTCCTCTGCACGAGATAAGTAAGATACCATACGCTTAATAGTCTCTACACTAATGGCTTCACCATTGGCTAACTGCTGCGCTCTAACCTTACCTACCTGCGTAGCACACTTGTTGTTCACCTTCTTGTTTAACTCAATACCCCTTTTTGCATTGTTGCGTACCGAAGTGGGGTAATCCTTGTAGGATTCTAATTCAGTACGCTTACCCTTTTTTGTGCGGAGGTCTTTCTTAATGATTGCCTTGATAGCATTGAGTTTAATATGTGCTTCTTTATCGTTCATTTCTTTAACCTAATTTAGAAATTTGCTTAACGGCTATTTTTTGTTTTTCAAAAACCTTTTTGTTTTGGTTGTACTCACCTATTTTTTTTGTGTCAACAAGATTACTTAATGGGATACCAAGTTCTTTTACTTTAGACTCTAATTCTCTTAAGGCTTTGTCAATAGATGACATATTGCTATCAACATTTTTAACCATTCCATTTAGCAATGAGCTTACACTTTTTATTTCGCTCTCTAATTTTTTAACACCAGAGTTAAAATCAATTACACCAATAAGAACTTTAGAAAGTATGCTCATCTCAACTTTTATTGATTGTTTTCCTATGGCTTCTAAAATAACATTTTTAATGTTATCTAATTTACTTTGCGCTTCTAACTCCTCTGGGTCTTGCTTACTTGCCTCAACCTTATCAACGAAGTAACCCTCAATAGAGAAACCCTTTACCTTACCACTCTTCACATAGTCGTTCCAAATCTCATCATTGTGAACCTTCATTGATACCATCCAAGTGCCTACAGGTAAGTCCATACCATATAGCTTACTCTTGTCTTGCTCACCTTCTATAATCCAACTCTCTACAACACTCAAGCCTGTAATGTCTATTTGGTGTTCTAATGTGGCTTTGTTTTGGTTGCCGTTGATGAAGAACAATTCACTTGCCTTTCTAACCGTGTCTTGCGAGAAGTAGATGTAATACTCATCTTCACCGCTTCTACGATAGATAGGTTTATTAGGTACAAGAGCTGCTCCCAATAGAACACGCTTGTCCTCATCTATGGTTTTCAATTCTACTCGCTCCTCTTCCTTGAGGGCTACGAAGTCCTCCTCTATAGCAGGGGACTCTACGATGCTTATAGCTTGGATACCTGCTTGTAGGCTCTCCTCGTCTAATAATAGTTCAACTATGCGAAACATATACAAATCTTTTATTTTTACACTTTCCTCTTTTAATTATCTCGTCCCGAACAAGCACACTCATAGTAGATGAAGTTACGCCATAGTGTTTAGCCGCTTCTTCAACTGAATCAAAGAACATCATTGATGTTAACTCTAAAACTCGTTTCTTGACATTGTTTTGCACTCTACCCATTCTTGATGTGGATATTTTTTCCCTTGTCTTTAATGAGTGCTTTTTACCATACATAGGATTATTCTCTCCACTCTTGTCTAAAAACATAAATGGATAAGTTTTTCCTTTTTTGGATTTAGAAATTGCTTTGGCTCTTTTCTCTTTAACCTCTTTGCTTGTGTGAGTATGTTCCCATCCACCTACTGCACTATTCTTTAAGTTGTAGGACATTGAATCATTCATAGCGTTTAATTCCTCAAGGATGAACTCCTCAAGTTCAAGATAATGTTCTCCTGTATAAAGTATTTCTCTTGAGAACATTTCTGGTCTTTTTGAGTACGCTCTATTAAAATGCACACCACTTCCTATGTACCCATCATCAGTACATCCTTTGTGACTACCTATATAATACATACAATTAGAAGAGTCTACCCACTTGTATACAAAACCGCTCATTATGGGAATGATACTTGGTTAATTCTATTTCTGTCTAATTCTTGTTGTGAGGTAACATCGCTTCCTACGACATATGCCTTTACAGGGTTTCTCTGTAGCGATTCCAAGATAGCGTTTTGACCAGATGCCCCTACTATATTGAATTGGGGTGAGGTGCTTGGTGCAGTAGGTGTTTGTATGTTCGTGTCTACACTACCACTCGCTTGGAATTGTTGCCTTGCAATAGTAGCAATCTGTGCCGCACCTGTCGCTGCTGCAATACCTGCCTCTACGAACTGCGCTCCTGTAGCTAACTTAATAGGGTTTCCCCCTGCCGTGAGTGCCGCAGTAACGGCTTGGGCAGTATTAACTACCGCTTGGCTAATACCAAGTGCCTTGTTTATTTGAAAGGCTTTCTTTGCTTGTTCTTCGTTGCCCGATAAGAATGCTTGTGCAAGGTCATTAAGTGCGCCTATGGCATCACCTGTCATCTGTAGTCTTGCTTGTTGAACACCTTGCTCAAGTTCTCGTCTCTTTTTAGCCTCTTCACCTTCTTGTGCAGTACGCTCTGCATTCAAGACATTGATTTCACTAACCATATCTTGGTACGCTTGTGTACCCTCTACATACAACCCCTTTTGGAGTTCTAAAGATTCAAGTCTCTTCTCGTAGAGTTGTTGGTTAAGGAGTTCTTCATTCTCAAGTTGCTTGTACAGGTTGGTCTCTGCTGCAATAGCAGCTTCTGCTTCTATCTCTGCTACCTCTTGTGCGTTCTCTGCTCTGCTGATTTCAAGGTCTACTAATTCTCTTTGTAGAGCCATCTCATTCATCAACTGCTCACTACGGAATCCTGCTACTTGTGCTTGAACTCCTACAAGCTCATTCTGTGCAGCCATATATTCTTTCTGGAACTCAATGTTATCCTTGTCTAAAGAAAGCTGACGAGCTTTAGCATCTAATATGCGTTGAGCGTTAGCTAACATCGCCTTCTCTTGCTCCTCTAATACTCCCTTGAGTTCATTGTTAGCCTTGATTCGCTCCTCAATAGTAAAGCGTTCATCGTCTCTTACTTGTCTTAATTTCTCTGCTTGTAAGTCGTACTTCTCAATCAAGCCTTGTGCTAACACCTCTGCAATCTCTGCAGCTTTATTAACCTCTGTCATTGCTGCTCCTTGCTTGATAGTCTCTTTAGCGTATTCTCCAACCGCTAATGCAGCATTGGCTATCTTATCAGCAGAACCATCAATACCTGTAAACACATCAAGCATTTCCTTACCTGCATTTTGAACACTCTCTAACGCTCCCTTGAAATCACCTTCAAAAAACCTCTTCATTGCTTCACCTACAAAACCAAGAGTATCAAGTAATGAGTTAAATCTCTCAATGATATTATCCTTTATGGCGTTACCTAAATCTTCTACTGCGCCAAGTGGGTCTTCAAAAATTGATTTAAAAAAGTCTGTGAATGTACCTGTGTTAGATTCTATCCATTTAACAAAGTCGCTAAAAGCTACCTGTAGAGTGTTGAAGGTCGTGTTAAAGAAGTCAACAGTCTTCTGGTTGTTATCAAACAACTCACGCAGTATCTCCATAGCAGATAATAGAAGACCAATACCTGCCGCCTTAATAGCTACACCTAAACCCTTGAAGCCTGTACCAAGTCCCTTGATACCCTTTTGGCTATCTTCAGCACTCTTACCAATGTCTTTAGTAGTATCGGCAATGTCGTTAATGCTCTCGGCAGTTTTGTCTGCTTGAGTTTGGGAAGCCTTTAACGCATCAATGAGTTCGTCTAACTTCTTCTCAAGACCAGAGAGGTCTGCACCAATAACTATGTTCTTCTCTATTGCCATTTGCCTAATGCTTCTATAAGAGTTCTTGGGTATTGGTACTTGCCTTTAGCAATCCTTACATCCTCACTCTTGTCGTTAGTCTCTTTGAGAGCCTTTATAAGATAACCTAATCTACTATACATCGTTGAGCAATTCCATTTGAGCCTCACCTGTGGATAGGTTTAACTTCATTTGATTGATAATGTAGTTTCTTTCACCTATCGTGAGCTTGTCATTAATCTTCAATGCTAACATCACACCAAGAGGTAGTTGAGCCTTGTACATAAATACCCTTCTACTTGTAGAGTACAAGTCTGTAATGTAGTCCTTCCAATAGGTATTGTACAACCCTGTAGCAAAGCCTTGCAATAGATAAGGGTCTACCTCTGTACCAAAGTTTAAGGTCTTGGTAACCGTTTCTGGGGGTACTATAGCATTTAAACAATCGGTTGACTCAACCGTACCGCCATCAGCAATTACTCTATCTATAAAGTTTGGAATGGTTACAGGGAATGCCGTAACATTGTTTACATTACTTGCTAACCACATATCTTGCTTTTCATTAGCATCACCATTCATATCGGTATAACTCCAATGGTTTGATAACTGAATGCGTAGGTTTCCTGCTGCATAGAAGATAATAGGCTGGCCGATATAAGGTTCTAACTCTCTGGTCACACATTGACCTACATTGATTTCAGTAAGACCTACACCATTAACATAGGTGTCCGTCAATCTCTCAAAGAGCATATTGTCAAAGCCTACCTCAACCTCAAACTCTTCACCATCAAATGAGAAGTCTGCTTTAAGGTCACCATAGCCTATGTCGTTTTGGAGTCTGTATTGTTCTCCAAGTATAGCTCCTGTCTCGTTGTACTTAAAATTGATTCTACGATATAGTGATGGTTTATTGATATTGACCTCTTCTGTATCAACATACTCACTAACTTCTCTTGTAGAGCCTTCTGCATACCAATCGTCTAATGGTTCAATATCGTATTTACCGTTTCCTACAGGAACTATAACCAAGTTAAAAGCCCTTACAAGGCTTCCTATGAAATCACCAATCTTCTGCTCTGGCATTTGGGCAGATATAGTTACTATACCTGCGGTAGTCATTGCACTTGTCAATGCCGTAGCAGCTAATAAGGTTACCCCTAAAGCATCCGCATACCAATCAGCAAATACACCAACGGTTACCGCACCACCATCACCCGATGGGGCTAAACGCATCTCTACATAATCGCCTACCGAAAGAGTTGGTAAGAAAACAAAAACATTAGATACAGGGCCTGTATGTTCTTTAGAGGTAAATCGTTCATCGTTAATAAACACATCTACTCTATAATTTGTAGAGGCAGTAGCCGTACAACTGTAAGATATTAACGCAGGATTTGCGGTGGAGGTTACAGGAAATCTATGCAGCGTAGAGTCAAATACAGCATCTCCAGAGACTAATTCTATAAGCTCTGAAGTCGCACCTATCGGTTGGTCTTTGAACATATACCCTGCTCTCCTATGACACCACATAAATAGCTTACCAAAGTCGGCACTATCAAAGAAGTTGCTTTGAAACTCAATACCATACTTCGTCTCTATCGCATCTATAATCTTCTGCAATTTGATTGCAGGTTTTAAGTCGTAGTAGAATACCCCGTGAGAAGGGTCATTATGAAAATGAATGTTACCATCTCCGTGAGAGCCTTGTGAGTCGTAATACCATCTTGTTACAGGCGTAATCATTGGATAGATTACTGCATCTCCTGTACCTGCTACATAACTATTGATACCCGTCTCAATGTTAGTATCGTTATAAGTGTGGTCTTGTGCCGATAGGTCAAGGTCATTAAGGGTGTCCTCACCGAACTTATCCTTCAAAGAAGTGACATTACTATAGAACCCTACACTATACGCATAAGGTTGCCCTTGCTTCATCTGCACACCTTCCAACTCTAATACCCCTACTCTAAACAAGTTGTTATTCACCTCTATGAACGCATTGGTACGAAGGTTAGATATATACCCACCATCAATGTCTACATTATAGTAGTGCTTAAATATCTTGTTGTTTACTTTAGAGGCAGGAATAGTAAAGCTATTAGTAAAGTCACCAAAGACTTTAGAGATGTCCTTAATGTTCTGCACACTCAAGTTTATCTCTATGCTCTCGTCTGGAAAGAGGTCTGCTCTTTGACCATTTATATACAAGTCTACTCTATACATACCTTGTGTCAAATGCTTCTTCTACTTCTATTGTGTAGTTGATAGTCTTGTCGTTTACCGACTTCTGTAAGTTTGCGGAGTTACTGACTACACTTATAGGGCTTCCGTTTAGTAATACACGCTCACTCATCATTAAGTCCTTAATAGCTTCTCTATGGTCTTCGGTTACCCAACCTGTGTTTAAGGTAGTTCGTGTCTTACCATTAGTATTATACTGCTTATACATCTCGTCAGTAGAGTCGTAACTAAACCCACTTGTTGAAGATGTACCTAATGACCTTCTGTACTGCTCACTCGTAGTGCTAAAGCTATCTTGACTTGCCTTAAAGAAATGCAAGTAATCCCAAGTACCATAACGATTGATATAGTCAATAGTGTTTATAGTGTATTTAGATTCACACTGCTTAACAATCTTTATAGTACCTACATCGGTGTTGTTACTATCTAACAACCTCATCTCCCATTCGGTTTGATTGATAGGTCTATTAGAATTAGCACCTGCATATCCACTACTCGTCAACCAAGTGTTTAGCCCTACTTCACCAAAGGGTATTCTTAAAATCCTATCTTCTGGTTGTAAGTCAGCGTGGTATGATACTATATTAAAAGTGAATATATCGCTACCGCCTACTCTATAGACTACTTCCTCAATAGTCTCTGCATTATACTTACCCATAAACAAAGGCATAACCTCATATCCTCCTTCTTGGACATAGACCGTTGAGGTGTTGTTTAAGTATGTTGTAGGGAACTCAAAGTTCGCTCCCTCTGCAAAGGTGTGGTAGCCATTACTTACAGGGAAGATGTCAGAGCTTCCTGTGTCGTTAGAAATTGTCGGAGGGTCAGACTTGTTATAGTAGCTAACATTATAGTCTATCTGCACCCATACAATGTTAGTGTCTTGCTCTCCTATAGGAGCAACTCTATCAGCCGTATCGTATATAGCACCAATCTCCTCACTCACCAAAGGTGCAATGTCAAAGGACACATCAGTTCCTGCAAATACATCACGGAACAAAGTGTATTCGGGAGAGGCAGGTCTTGAAGACCTTGAGCCATTCCATACATACACCTCTAATGTAATGTCGGTAATAGAACCTGCATTGGCAGAGTATCCTGCTGTAATATATATTGGGCTTCTTGCCCCTACTAATTGGTCAGGTGTAATTACACTCATATTATAAATCTGCTAATATGTTATCTAAATCGGAATCTAAACCTTTTAAAAGCTCAAGAGGTAATTTCTCAAACTCTAATGCAAATGGTGCAGTAAAGAAATTACTCTTTGGTATACCTTTTCTATATATGCTTCTTGATATTAAGAAAGTAGCGTTCTTAATAGTGGTTTTGTTTTTCGGTAGAAAAGAACCTGTCTTAAAGTCTCTTATCTTAAACTGTGGTGCTTCTACCATTTTCTTAATAGCACCCATATTAGGGTACTTGTTTGTGAACCCAAATCGTGAGCCTCCTTGCACTTTGTACTTAACACCATCAACACCCTCGTCAATGAACTGACCATAGTCTAACATCTCAAAGGACATCTCATAGTTGAAGCCACTTTGGAAATGACCTTTAGTGTTTCTGTTCTGCTTTACAAGCAATTCAAAATCTAAACTATCCTTTAGCTTTCCAGAGCTTACTTGTCTTCGTCTTCGTTTCTTACCATCATTGAAGGTAATGGTACGAGTAGCACCAAGATTTAGCCTTGCTGCCTTTACTACACGAGTACCAAACTGCTCAAGAACAGACTTTATATTTTTAGTGCTTATGGACAAGTGGTAATAGTATTAGCAATGTCTATAGACAAGGTTAGATTCCATCCTACCAATAGGTTCTCAAACCTATCCTCAAAAGGCTCACAAGATGGTGTGCCATTAAGTTGGTACTTGTCTTGCATTAAGTCACCTCTCTTCAAGTTGCTCACCAAATCGTTAGCTACCAGAAGTTGGGTGTTTAGAATATCGTGTCTGTTGTCTACCCCATAGAAGATTTGGTCTTCATCTCTTGGGTCATCCTTACTCACATCAGCAACATCCATAAATAGAATGCTCATTGAGTAGGTAACTCCAATGTCATTGAATGTCACACTATTTATCATAATATGTGACAATGGGAATATAGTCTGCTTGTTGAGGTCTACATCAAAGATGTCTCCCTCTGTTACGGTGTTCACCTGCTTATTAGCAATAAGGTGTTCTCGTATCTTTGTGGTAATGTCGTAGAAGCTCATAATATGTTAACCTCTATGAGCGAAAGGTGTTTAAGATAGTTTCATTTGCTTACGCTCTACATCTGCCTTCTCCTTGTCATATACCAATTTAGTAAGGCATTGTCTCAAGGGTAGGTTGGTTATAGAATCATATCTTGCCGCATCACCACCTGCGAGGTGGTCTACGCTTCCATACCATCCCCACTTTCTTGAAAAGTTAGCGGAGGCTGAAAGGTCGGTGTTGTCTCCACCTGTGAAGAGGTCGGAGTATTCTTCAATAACTTGTTGCTTAAACGATAAAAAAAAAGCGTTGCACCTAATGCAACATCTAAAGGAAAGTCTGAATATCCATCCGTACCTGTGTACGGCTCTATCTCATACAAGTCCCCCTTATCTTTCGTTATAGGTCTATACAAGACCCCAACTGTCTTATGCAACATATCCATATCGGATAGGTAGCTATCTAAATCTATGTACTCCCCAAAGCTCATCTCTTCCATATTAGGAACGAATCCATATTCCTTGCCTCTAAAGGACAATCTCCTAACGAGTGGATGCTTACCACCTACGATAGATAAGATGTGTTGTGAGATGTCTAATATGTCATCAGCCTTCATAGCATAGGCTACCTTCAATGGGATATTAGCAAATATCTCTATTGCCTTTAGTGTCATAAAGGTTTCATCTCCTTTAACCTTGAGGAACTTTTGGTACTGCTCTATAGTCAGTTCCCTTGCGCTCTCTGGTAACTTAATCGTTACCTCTCTACCTAACTGCGTATCGCCCATAGTTCGGTCTTGTTAGTTTGTTAAATGTTGCGTATCTAAAAGCATCAATGGCGTGGTTAAAGGCATCTATTGGTTTGTTAAGCAACTTACCATTCTTATCCTCTACCCACTTGTAGTTTCTCATCTCCTTGACAAAGTTAACACCAGAGATGTGTAGTTTGTATCTCTTGAGAACATCAATACCAGCATTGATACTATCTGCTCCTTTCTTGGTTGGTTTAATGTTCCAACCCATACGATACAACTCCTCAATAGATTTAGGCTCGGCACTATCGGCAAATATCTCTGCTCGTCTATCTACCCCAAGTGCTTTCATCTTCTCCGAGATGTCTCTGTTCGTGAGGTTCGTCTCGTAAAGAAGTTCTTTTGCATAAAGGTTATGGTCATCACCATATACCGCCACGAGAGAAGTGGGGTCGTTAGTGAAACCAAAGTCCATACCATACGAGAGGAATTTAGCCGATTCGGGTACTTCCTCTTCCACAAATGTAAAAATCGTTGCCTTACTTTGACCCCTTTCACCCAAGCCGTATATGCGCCAGTAATCCTCGTCAGTATCTTTAAGTCGCTCAATCTCTTCCACAATACTATTATCCAGAAAAGGATTATCCACATAAGTAGACTTAATAAAGGTGACATCGTCTCTTGTGAGTAGCTTGTCGTATATCCAATGGAAGTCATCGGAGGGGTTGTAATCGAGGTAGATTTTGTCGGTGGTTCTAACAAGGAGTTGGAAGAAGTCTTCCCAAGTAAGTTCGTTAGCCTCGTTGCAGAAGAGGTAATCCCTTCTTGCTCCCCTTTTCTTTTGGGGTTGGTCAAGGGATACGAACTCAATGATGTTACCGTTGAGTCGGTAGATGTGTTCGGATTTGTTGTGATGCTTTTCATCGTATAGGTGCATATTGGTTAGTATCTCTATGAAGTCTCTCATCGCTGTCATCTTGAGAGAGGGTAGAGACTTACGCACAATAGTAAAGACCTTGCCCTTTTCGGACAAAGCCTTAACGATGATTAGTTGTAGGAGTGAGTAGGTCTTACCAGAACGAGTACCCCCTTGATTGATTATAATCTTTGTAGGTGCGTTCCAGTTCTTCTCAAATATCTCACTCGTCTGTATTGCTACGCTTGACAATCTCTATCTTGACTTCGTTAATTTCTTCATCGGTCTCTATCTTGTTCTCAACCCTTGCAAGTTTAGGCGTAGTGTACTCCGCCATTTGGTTGATAATGTTTAGAGCCTCTCTTGGGTTAGTGTCTGCTACTGTCTCTAACCAAGTGGTCATATTCTCCAAGTTTGCTTCCACTAATTTAGTGAAGGCATCTCTAATCTTATTGGTGGTTTTATTAGGTGTACCCTTTTGTCTACCACCTTTCTTTTCGTGTCCTTCTTTAAACGCCATACTATATTGTACTACTTTAGTATGTTAACCACCTAAATCAAAGATTGTTAATTGAGACTTGTGTGTGTCAAGTCTTTCAACTGCGTTATTATAGTATTCCTCATCTATCTCCCAAGCATCTAAATCAAACTTACGATTGTGACAAGCAAGAGCAATAGAGCCAGAGCCTAAATGAGTATCAAGTATCTTGTCTCCTTCTTTAGCGTAGTTATCTAATAGCCACTCGTAGAGCTTAACTGGTTTTTGAGTAGGATGTATTGTTCCTCCTTCTTTGACAAGCTGACCTCTATTTATTACTTTTCTTCTTAATGCTCTTTGAAAAGAACTAAATGCTAACTCGCCGTCACTCATTGTCAAATCTTGTCCCTTGTCCCAAAATATCCAGCCCATTGAACTCGGTAAAAATTCTACAAAATAATTTGCACCCCAAATGATTTGATTTTTTGAAACACGAAATAACTCAACAAAGTATTGTTTTTGCGGAATTTCTTTGTCCCAACCTTTTGACTCAAAGTATTTTCTTTTATGTCTTTTAAGTTTAGTGTGTGTTTCGGTTTGACCATCTCGCTGTATACCATACGGAGGGTCTACTATAGCAAGCTCGTAGCTATTATCGGGCATAGCTCTCATAGCTTCTAAACAGTCTCCTAAGTGTAGGTTAATGTTACTCATCTCTTTTACGCTTAGCCTCTTCTCTAAAGAGTTTCTTAATCGCTTGGGTGTTTGCTCTACGAGCTTGTCTGTTCTCTCTTGTAGGAGCATCTGGTAGTTCTATGAAGTTCTTGACGAAGGCTTGTTCATCTCTTGATAGTCCACCTCTTAGGTGTATCTGCACGAGCAGTTCAAATAGGTTGTTTAGGTTGTTTCTGTTGATTAGGACATTTGCGCTTTTACTTTCCATATTACATTCTTATTAGTCGTAGTCTCCTTTGGTACTTACGGATGAGTAGAGCGGAGTTGATGAGTTGATTTTGTATCTCATCAGTCCAACCAAACCTACTTGCTTGGATAGATAGATTGATGTTATCAATCATTAGCATCTCCAGATACTTCTGTACCTCTCTAATGTGTTTTCTTTTTCGTAGTATCGTCTTCATATCTTTTGAGTATTTTCTCTAATGCTTTACAACGGAGGTATTCCCTGCGGAGCATATACATTACCATTATAGTAACAAGGATTAAACTAATCATTTTCTATTCCGTTATCTTCTTTGTCTCGGTTCATTAGTTCAATGAGCGTGTCTTTCATCTTGGGTCTATGTCTTCTTGGGTTATGATAATCTCAATGCCTGTATACTTGAGTTGGTCTAATGCTCTACGGCATTCTCTGGCTTTCTCTATCGTGTCAAAGACTACATCAAATTTGTCCTTGACAAATACTCTAAACTTGTTCATAATAGTTTTTGGTGTATTTGGTTTAACATCTCTTTGTACTGTGGGTAATCCCCGAATTTTATATGGTCTTCTCTACATAGAGCCATTAGATTCTCTATGACATCCTTTGACTTACTGCCTCCACTACCTCTGTTGTCTATGTGGTGAATGTCATTGGCTCGTGTCCCACAAACCTCACATCCTATGAAGTCATCTAACACATAGCCGAAGTAGTCCATATATATTTTGGTGTGCTTTTTCACAACTCTCCACTAATGGTATAGTTGTTAATCATTTCTTGTATCTCCTCCAGAGGTCTGTTCTCAAAGAAGTCGTGGTATTGATTCAAAGCAAACATTACCTTCTCCTCTCCCTTGTTGAAGAACTCCTCACTAACAGAGTAGACACCTACATCACACGATAGCTTATCTATAACCAAGAACTTAAACTTGGTGTAGTCTACATTGAATAGACGGCAGTATAGATATACCTGTACATCGTAGGAGTATTTGTGTCTTGCAGAATACACAAAGTTGCGTAGGTCACTGGTAGTCTTGAGGTCAATGATAGTACCATCATTCTTTATGATGTCGGCTTTGCCTCTAAAGGGGTATCCCTCTACATAGTCTACGGCAGGTACTTCAAAGGTAGAGTCTCTTAATAGCTCTACTGCTTGGTGATTCTTGAAGAGGGCTTCAGTCATACGCTCTGCAAGTTTACGCTCCTTTGTAGTGTAGAGTAAGTGGTTGGGGTGGATTGCTTTCGCATCTTTCCACTTCTTGGTATTCTTACTTGCTACATCTATGAAGGTCATCTCATTTATCTTATGAGGCTCTAATACCATTGTGTGTATTAGTCTGCCATCTCGTAGAGCTTGGCTATTGGTCTCCTCACCATACTGCATTAGATTGTAGTAGGTGCGTGGAGAGTCCAGAAGTTTCTTGAGATTAGATGAACTGAACGCTACCTTACCGAGATAGCCATAGTAGAAGTCATCTTCAATAGCTTGTTCAACAAGCCATTCTTGAGAGTGTTGCTCACCATTGAGCATTGTGATTTGTTTAGACATAGGTGTGTTTATTTATCGGGTTAATCCCATTGCTTGAATAAAGCGTTGACCCTTATCATAGTCAATGCCTTTTATAAGTCGGTAGATAAAAGCAGATGCTCTCTTAACGGATTCCATCTCTGCCTTGCTTGTGTCACTTCCTGTATTTGCATACATCTGGGCATCTATGTGTAAGAGTTTGTCAATCGTCTCTTTGTCGCTTAACGCTTCCTCAAAGACAATCTGTGCCTTATAAATCGCTTGGGTGTGTGTCATCATTTTTGATAGTCTATTTGTCGTGTGATTATTTCTTCTTCGTCATCGCATACGCAACTCTCCTTCTCACAATCGTGGCAGCAGTTACATACCCAACTGTCATCACAATACTCATAGCAGATGTCACATTGCGTTGCTTGGTCTTCTTGGTACGAAGCCAACTCTCTGTCCAGATAGTACATTATATTCTCTCTATTAGTTCGTAGATAAACAAAAAGAATGCAATGCCTATTGATGAGGCAATGAATAGAGTGCCTCCGTACAGGAGGTCTTGCTTAAGGGTGTAGGTCTTTTTAGACATAATGTTAAGTGTTTTGGTTATTACAAAAGATGTTTCTTCGGCATTCGCTTAATATGCGTACCCCTTCTTTCTTTTGCTATTGTTTGTTTTATCAAACCAACTGCTGATAGTTAGTTGCGGAATGGTCACCAACTTAAAGTTGTTTTCACCATCGTAGTGCTTTCTCTCAACCATAGTAACATCAATGATTTGCGATTTAGGCAACCATTCGTCATCAATAAGGATTGCCTTTTCGGTAACCCTACTGATAGTCCAGATGCCCTCGTTCCAACTTACGCAATTGCCGTCAAAGGTTACGAGGCTAAAATCGGTCAAGTTCTCAATCTCGGTGAAAGACACGGGTTGTAATACAGTTGAATTTTTCATAATAAGGTGTTTTTGTTTCTGCTAATATACACAAAATTCTTAACAACCTACATTACAACACAATTTTATTTATAAAAAATGGTTGGGTAACTAACTGATGTAGTGGAGGTATCCATCCTAATGCGTTGTCATCACCCGTAGCAGAGTTACCTACTGTCTTGTAAGTAACCTGCTCCAAGTGCCTTAACATACCCTTCCTCTCAAATACAAAGGCAGTATTGGATTCATCTCTTTTTAAGATGTAGATGTAGTACATAGCCTTACTTGCTTTAATACCACTATCCTCATCTTTATTCGTGTTCTTGAACTCTATGTACAGATTCGGCTCTTCTGGTGTTCCTCGTCTATTAGCCCACCAATAAGCCTTGCTATCGTACTTCACCTCAAAGGTCAGTTCTTCTTTGTTGTAGATGCTCTTGACATCCCAATCATAGAACTTCTTCTTTGGCGCACGGATAATATCGGTGTGTCCTCGTTTCTTGATGTAATCACACCAAAGGTCTTCACCAATATCTCCTTTAACGAAACTCATTCAAGTCTGTGTCTTTTAGTTTCTTGTCACCATCATAGAATGAGAATCTATTATGTGTGTACTCTACACGAAAGCCTCCGTAGTTGCCACTAACATCAAACTTGTACTCGTCTTTGTCGTGTACAGTTGTAATGCCTTCAGCCTCTTTGTACTCCTTCACCTTATGACCTTGAGTCCAAAGCCATACAAGAAGCAACTTACTAACCTTCGTATTCTCCATATATCTTCTTTAGGTCTGCAATATGTTGTGACCATTCTCTCGGATTGCAAGAACAAGGAATGTAATACTTGTGTTGGAATACTCTGGAGTGTACCCTACTTAATGGCTCTTGGTACATCTCTTTGACCTCTCTACCATCAAAGTCATTAAAGAACTGCTTGAGGGTCGTGTACTCCCCTTCCTCTAAACATAGAGGTTGTGTTCTTCTTGGGAACAATTTGTTGAGCTTCTCCTTACGAGCATCACACCCACAATCAATACCTGTGAGTTCAGCAAAGGTGTCTACTACTTTCTTGATTCCTGTAGCCTTTGTGATTTTCTCAATGTCATCACCTAAACCTTTAGATGAGGTCGCTTTCACCGTTCTCGTAGTCTTGGTAGTCTTCTTTGATTTCTTCTCGGACATAATTCTTTGTTTTATTTAATGTATCAAAAATACTAAAGAGAGATATTTTCGTTTCTTTCTCAATGTCCCTCATACTCATATCAGTAGTGTGGTAAATCTCAAACATCTTCTTGTCATACCAATGTAGTTCATTGACCTTATCCCATATCTTGTCTATTAGCCTTTCAAAGCCCTCTGCCGTTTCATAGTCAAAGGCATCTAACTCTGTATCATACTCTACCA